GGGGTGAACTGCGGCTGGGAGGATAATCGGCGGCGGGCGGGTAACATCAGGTTCTCTTTTTACCTTGAATCACGCAAATGGATACGGCTTTAGGCGCACCTGTACTAAACTGGCAACACCAATTCTGATAACGGCTTTTTCCGTACTGGCTGCCCTGTTTGTGTCCGGCTGAATGCCAAGACAAGCAACCCTGGCAATGAATAGGACGTTTCACTAGTTCAACTCGGCACCCAGCTCCACGTAAAACGCCTGCGCGCTATCCGGCGTGAATCCCGTCAACGTTTCGAGCACTCCATATAACGCCGTGTCGTTGGCCGCGCACTTGTACCATAGGTTCGGTGGACCGTAACTACCGTCCGAACTAGGCCGCATGCTGCCAGCGGCGGTACTATTGGTGGGGTCCTCAGTGTTCATAGCGGGAAAGTCGATCATCCCCACCCGGTTGGCCGCGTTAGCGTAGAGATACAGGTATGGCGAATTATCGTTAATCGCGGTGGGCGCGGTATGGAACAAGTGCAGCCTCAACTGCGCCGTACAGGTTTTCTGACTCGTCATGAGGCGAGCCTTGACGATAATCCCGCTGCCGCCGGTGACCCTGCCCATTCCGGCGAAGGTAATCACATACGGTGACGACGTGCTATTGCTGATCACATCCTTGGCTGCATAGGCCGTAGTGTCGGATGGACGTGTAAATGCGCCGCCGTTGACGAGTCCCGCGACGAGCACAGAGGAACTAGAAACCGGCACCGGATTCCCGGAATCGTTTTTTATTTCGACTTCTCCAAATACAGATGATATATATATCCTTCCTGAATCATCAATAGTGACAGGTGCTACCGTCCCATTACTTAGTTTTACGCCTTCGATTAACATAGTATGCCCTGCGGTAATTTAGTTTGACAGATACAATATACGCTCTGCGTTCCGGCGCCGGATCAGGCCTCGAAGGGGTTTGCCGCCCGCCTTGACCCACAACATGAACGCGATGGCGGCCAGGCGGTAATTCCCGTTCCGGTGCTGGCACAGTACGGTGGAACGCCGGAACGCGCCGGACCCGATGTTGTAGGCCAGGCAGACCATGGCGCTGAATTGGTTCGCGGTCGTGGGCGCGCCGTCGATCAAGGCCGTCACGGACCGCTCGAAATAATTGACATCCAATTCCAGTAGCTTATCGGCCTGAAATTGGGTTAGGACCGTGCCAGGATGCACGGTGGGCCCGGTATGGCCCCAGCCAACGGTCCAGACGCCCCCCCCGTCCTGGTAGGCGCGGAGCCGGCATGATTCGAATTGTTTGATCAGGTCAAGACCGGCGGGGTTGATGGTCATGGGTGGTCTGTGATGAGGTATTCGCACTCGAATGTGACAATGAGTGGAGGCTCCATCCAGACTAGCCGCGCCTCGGAATCGGCGGGCCGGTCTAGCCGTCGCAGACACATATCGCAACCCTCGCGCCAGCCCTCGTCATCACTGCCGCTGCCGTCGCAGCGGGCCACATCGTAAGGAAGGCTCATCGCCTGTCCTCGTTCAACACGTCTTCCAGCGTGTCCAGCCTATCCCGTACCACCGCGCCTTCCTCCGGATTCAAGCCGCTGCCACGGGTGCGCCAGCAGATGAGGGCCATGGCGATGCAAAACACCACAAACGCCGCGAGCCGGTATTCCTCCTTGTCGAAGCCGGCGATCAGCGGAACGAAAACACCAAATGTGCCCCACATGATCGCCTGCGCATTGTTTCCGGCGTTGGATGACAATCCGGCCACGAGCCGGGCCAGCAAGTTTTTGATCAGGTCCATCGGCTTAACCTCCTGAATGCATCTCTCAGTAGCGCCAGACTGAACCGCCGCAGCCGCCGCCGGTACTTTGTCGCAGCGTCCGCGCGGATGGCGTTGGCAGAATCCGCCGGGGGTGAAATGGCTGCAGTCCGGCCCATCGCTCACTTCAACCGCGCGACATATTGCAGGGCGATTTCAACCAGGAAATTCGCGGTTCGACCGGCGATCCGGTAGCCAAGGATTTGCAGCTCGTCGATGACGCCATCGCGTTTCTGGATGCCAGCGATCTGTTTGTTTTCCCATCGCTGGACCGCGCCTACAGCCGCCCGGAAGGCATCGGCACCGACCAGCCAGGCCGCGAGCTGTTTGATAAGGGCGAGAACGATTGCATTGGTCATGTGTGATGATCCTAAAAATCGTATACGTGAAACATTATAACATCACAAAATGTCGCGCATGACTAGTCCGGCATCGGATATTCCATGTCGCGCAGCAGCTCTAAAACGTGGATAGCTTTATCCAAATCCTCGCGGCCATTTTTTTGCCGGTGGCGACAGATATATTTCAGCACCAGTCCTTCCGCGAACCCGAGTCCGTTAGCGTGTGCGAACTCCAGAGGCTGGATTTTCATGGTGGCGTAATGGTTTCCGCCTATCTGGCGCTCCTGGGCGGGAATGATGCCGGTAGCGTTGGCTTGCTCGATTTCCATGCTTACTCTCCCGTTGATCCAAACCCGCCATCACCTCGCGCGCTATCAGGCAATCGGTCCACTATCTCGAATGTGGCGCGCATGACCGGCGCGATCACCGCTTGTGCGATGCGAATGCCTGGCTCAATCACGAATAGCGATTCTCCGATATTGGCGAGAACGATACCGATTTCCGCGCGATATCCAGCATCGATGGTGCCTGGAGCATTGGCCACGACGATTCCGCGCAGAGCCAGGCTGGAGCGTCCCCGTATTTGCAACTCATAGCCAAAGGGTATGGCGGCTCTCAGTCCGGTGGGGATGATTTTACGTTCGCCTGGATACAGCATGATGGGTGCTTTTATGGCGGCGCATAGGTCAGCGCCGGAGTCGCCTGGGTGTTGATATTGAGGAACCGTACCTAGTTGGTCTATTTGGCATGGGATGGTGATTTGGCTTTGCATTGATAACTCGAAATAATTTAGTGGTGACTGATAACGCTCATGCGGGAGTTTGACGGTGCCCAATGCCCATCCTTGGGATACCCTGCCATACTGAGTTCGCGAGTCTCGCCAATGCAGGTCCTCGGCGTGATGGGTTAGCGTCCCACATTCACCGTCAATTCATAGCGCCATTACAGTGTGTCCAGCAGAGTTTTACTCGGCTTAAATTTCACGGTCTTGTGCGCGGGAACCTGAATTGCCTCGCCGGTGTTCGGATTCCTGGCGGTGCGGGCGGGTTTATCCACGATTCGCAGCACCCCGAATCCGGTCAGCGGCACGTCATGGCCGGATTTCAGTGCGGATGCCATGGTGACGCAGATAGCATCAATCGCGTGTTCGGCATGGGTTTTCGGCATGCACATAGTACGTGCCAGGGCGGTGATGAGTTCGGTTTTGGTCATGGTTTTATCCTCTGGTTATTGAAAGTCAACGGCGAGTCATCTCTGCTTCACATCCCATCGCTCGAAATTCGGCGCAAGCGAATTGAACTGTACGCGCGAGATGGTGTAGCTGTGCGCCTCGTCCCTACTGACAGCGATACGGCCAACATCCAGCGCGCAGAGAAACGAGAGCGCTGGCAGGGTGCGGATTTTCGCGCCGAATCGGTCGAACAAAGTCACGCGGTAGGTGTAAGGCGTGTAGGCTGTCATGCGCTTTCATCCCCGTATTGCAAATCGCGCCAGATGGTTTTTAGTTTTTCAGCCAGCTCTTCAATTTCTGCTTCACTGTTCAGATATCCCTCATCGGCGCGTTCGTAGCCGGCAGGTTCAGCGTTAACAAAACGGATGACGAGATACGGTCCGGCGCCCTCGTCGCGCGCATCGACATGGCAGCGGTACATGGCAAACGGGGTATTCGTCCCTGCGGAATCCATGGGTATTACCCATTGAATGGGGATAGGTTTACATATCATGCTGATGATTCGCAGCGACAGTATCTCATTTATTGAATCGAATTGGTGTTAGGGGTCACAACCATGACAGTATTCCCCGCGTAGCACTCATCTGCCGCCACGAACACCACACGCCCGAGCCGCGCTCCAGAGGCTTCGACGTTACGCAAAAAGTCTTTAGCCCATTGCGCGGCAAATTCCGCCGTGCCATGAATGACTATCGCGAACTCGCCGGAACCGTCCGCGCCAATCGTCTGCCCGCAGGCTTTCACGCCGCTATTGATTTCGTATGTCAAAACACCGCCGATCATTTGTAATCCTCGCCTTTCATGCTGCCGTTCTTGGAATCCGCGCCTATCGACGAACATCACCAGGGACCGCGCATGCGATCGAAAGGAATGTCATCCTCGTAGGGAGCGCCACCAGTGGATGGTTGTGGTGCTGGCCCTTGAGTATTGCGCGGCGCGGCCTGCTCATACCCCTCGCGCGGTTTCGGCTCGAATAGCGAAACCCGAACCGGCCCTTCTCCGGGTAATCCCGCTAGGTTAATGTGGCGGTCGATCAACAGGGATTGCCCGCCGTCGTCGTAAGTAATTCTCGCGCCGATGGTTTGCCATTGTTTTTTGGTATTGCCTTCACGGTCAGTATATTTGCGGACGACGACGGCGAGGTCATGAGTTTTGCGTGCGGCCATATAGGTTATTTGTTAATTCCCATCAAATACGAGCGATTGATACAGCCGGACGACATCATCCGGTGATTCGATGATATGGATTTCGCCGGGCCATTCCCTGTGAAACTTTTCTTCATCTGGTGTGAGTTTCCTGGCGGAAGGCGGCTTGGTGCCGTCTTTAATCTCGACAAGCGCCGTCCAGCCGTGCCTCGCCACTACCACGTCAGGGAAGCCGCCGCCCACAGTATGGGTGTGCGCCACCGAGAATCCGCACCGGCGGAAAGCCGCGACGATTTCCTTCTGTGTGGCGTCCACCCTAGCTCGGCGCATGAAGGCCTTTCAGAGCTTCTACAACGCGCGAAACCATTTCGTCATCGCCCTGATAGCGCCAGCGCGCAAGCCAGCGCTGGCGGGTGAGCCGGTCCGGGCAGGCGGCCAGCATCCGGGCGCGGCAACCGGGGCAACGCCAGTCGATCATCGTGCCCGGTTCGCAGCAGTAGGGGCATGGCTGACCTGAGACTTCAATCGCCATAATTCACCCACTGCATTTGTTCGGCTTTGAACCCACAGCGGATCATGCCCGGTGGGCCATGACGATTGGCTTCCACTAGGATTTCAGCGTCGTAGGGGTTGGCGTCCTGGTTGTACACGCTATCCCGATACAAGAACATCACCACGTCGGCCTCCTGCTCGATTTCGCCGGAATCGCGCAGATCGGACAGCATGGGCCGCTTGTCCTTGCGGTCTTCGAGCTTGCGGGACAACTGCGCCAGGCAGACGACAGGGATATCCAAACTCCGCGCCACGGTTTTTAGACTGGCGATCATGTGGCCGACTTCGCGGGTGCGGTTGTCAGTGCGTTCGTCTGGGTTGAGGCGGGTCAGGTAATCGACGAACAGTAAGTCAAGGCCGCCAGATAGCGTCCAGGCGCGGGATTGAATAGCGATATCGGCGGGTGAGCAGGCGGGCCGGTCGTAGATCATCAACGGCATCTCCGATGCCCTGAGCGTAGCGGCGTGCAGCCGGGTGTACTCTGGATCGTCGAGGTTACACGCGCGCAGTTTGGCGTTGTTGATATCGGCCATCATCGCCACCAGCCGCAAGCCGAGTTGGTAGGCCGGCATTTCCGCGCTGATGATGCCGACCCGTTTACCAGAGGCGGCGGCACGGCAGGCCGCGGACATCATCCACGCGGTTTTGCCGATCTTGGGCCGGGCCCCGACCACGATGAGGTCCGAACGATGAAAGCCGCCCATGATGTTATCCAGGCCGGCAATCCCGGACGGCACGCCCATCAATCCGCCGTTCTGGCTGGCTTCGCTGGCGGCGGTGAGGTAGTCCACCACTTCGCCCATCCAGGCCTTGCCGGTGTGGGTGTACAGCCGCTCGTCGTCGTCGAGGTCCGCCAGACGGGTGATGAGCCGGGAGCGGATGGCATCGGCGTTTTTGCCGGCCACCAGCGCTTCCTGGGCTTTGGACAGTAGCGCCGCGATGTTGCGGGAGCGGGCTTGCTGGCGAATCAGCCCGCAGAGGTGCGGCAGGTTGTCGGCGGTGCCCACGGCGGTTTCCTGCCACAACGCGGCCAGGTCCGCCACCGGGTTGTCCGGCATGTGCAGCGCCACGGTCACCACGTCCGGTGTCAAACCCTCGGTGACGCATTGCCGCATGGCCATGAAAGCCAGCGCGCAGAACGGTTCGCTGAAGTGCTCGTGGCGGAGATTGACGCGGACGATCTCGGTTGGCTTGCGCAGCAGCAGGCCGATGACGGTAGGCTCGATCATGCCCGGAACCCTCGGGATGCCTGGCGCACGGGTTCCGGCATGGCGAACACGTTGGGCGGCAGGGTGGTGGTTTTGGGTTCGAACAACCCTTGCCAGCCGTTGCGGATGGTCAGCTCGATAATTGCCGTTGGGTCATGGCCGCGAGTGTGAACCTCGGCCAGAAAGCGAAGCTGGCGGCTCAACGTGGCCTCTCGGCACGTTAGGCGGCGGCCTCGTCGGTACTCGATCCAGGCGGCCCAAGCGGCAAGCGGCACACAGTGCGGGAGCGGGAGGGTGAGTGGATCGAACGCGGGTTTGCTGGGTGGTGGATCGCTGGCGGGGTCAGCCGAATCGATTTCGGTGAGCGGGGCAGCGTCCACCCCCTTAGCAAAGGGGGTAGGGGGTTTTTTATTTTCTGTATCTGTATCTGTATCTGTATCTGGTGGCGTTACTGTAACGTTACACCGTAGTTTCGTCTTGTGTTTGTTGCGCTTGCGATGCTCTCTAACCCGCGCCGCGCTTGAGTCTGACTGGAATTGACGCCTATCCCATGCGCACGGTTTTGCGTACTCGTCGATGAGTCCTTTTGATTGCAAAAGGTGCTTTGTTTGCTGCCATTCGTCGCTACTGATACGTAACTGAAACGCCACTTCTTCATCATGTAACGTTACATCGCTGTTACAGCATCGCAGGCATAACAACATGATGAAGCGGCGCTGATCGGCCTCGCTCAACATTTGGACTTTAGGATCAGTGGCGAACTCCGCGTACATTCTGAACCAGGAGTTAGCCATGTCATTTGCACTCCATGGCGGCAAACACGGACGGCAAATTCCTGCACAGTTCCTGAACTTCCAACCTGCTTAGGTAGATTTTATGAACCTCGCCATCCAGTTCTTGAGAAATAACAAATTCACCTAAATTAATCCAACAGGTAAATCCGTGCATTTTTGGGACTGCAAGGGTAAAATTATAGTCAGTCATCTTTGATCCTCCAGAGATCAATGGGTGATAGAGAGCCGCAACGGTCCCACCCGCTGCGGCTTTTGCTTGTTTGCCGTATCACTGTCACGCCCAATTCCCCGCGCGCAACCGATGGCTAGAACCGGGCTGCACGAACTCAATCCCCCGCGCATAGCGATTGCGTCTCGGCATGGCGTCTATGACGGCCTGTACCGCATGCCTCTCGCCGGATTTCGTTAGGCCCAAGCGCTGGCAGATATCCGACACATAGAAACCCGCTTCTCGCAGCGAGCGGATTTGGGAGCGGGTTGGATCATCGAGCGGCATCATGACGCTACCTCTTGCCTGGCGTTACGGCAGTTCCGACAATAGGTATCTCGGCCATCGCGGTTACGCGCGATGCAGCGGAACGCCAGGAGCGATTTAACTGCCTGACACTTCGGACAGCGTTTTTCTGAGCTTTTGACGCCGACACTCGGCTTGTTCCACCATGCCGAATAGGGTTTTGGTTGTTTGGTCATGGCGCCACCCATCCAAGGTCTGGGATACGCGAGGCAATCAACCATGATTCCTGGCGGTTGACGCCGCCCGTCCATGGACGCAATGGTTCTTGTGCTGGTGCTGATGCGGCGGCTATAGTTTTTTGAGATGCCGCGCGTTTCCGTCTCTCGATCCGCTCTACCTTCTCTTTGCAGGGTTGGCAGACGGCGACAGGCAGGCTCTCGCGGGTCAATACAAATTCCGCCAATGGCCGGAATTTCCGGCACCGCTTGCAGCGCCAGTGGCCGTCGGCATTTTGGCGGTTTTGCAGGTTGGTCATGCCGCCACCTGAAGTCCATGCGGCATGCGCCAGCGCTTGGCAAAGTTCACCTGTCCGGTCTCAACGAACAGATCAAATGCTTTGCAGGTCGCGCCCGTTGCCTTGCAGTGGCTGGCATGTTCGCAGTCATCGCACGGCGCGTGCTTGAGCGTGGCCGCGCTGTGCCGCACGGCATCGCTTTCTCTCTTGATCAGCTGCATGCACTCGCGGCAGCGGCTGCGCAACATCGGATTACCGTGCCGGTTGATCATGACACGAAAATCAGCGGATGGCTTGGTGATCCCGCACCGCGTGCAGGTTTTTGTTGTCGGAATCATCAGCGGTCCTCGCGGTACCGCAACGGCTCTGGATGGCAGTGCTTCCGCTCCGGAAGGTTGAGCCGGATGCTTTCGAGACATTTATCGTGAGTCATCTTCTTATGCGGATGATCGGGTTAAAAAAGCCCGCCTTCAGGCCGCAGCCATCCAGCGGGAACCTATGGAGAGATGGTGAACAATGAACTGGGCTCCGTTGCAGTCGGGGTCACGGTGGCCTGGACAGGAATAAAAAAGTCCCGCGAGCGCAAAGGCGGCTACGAACGGGGCAGGTAGGAAAGGGGTGGTGGGCATGGCTAAGCGGCTTTGGCGGTGGAGTAGGGCTTTGGTAAACGGTCATGGAGTCCAAGCCGCAACGCCGCTCCAATGACGCGATCCGACTGCGCCTGATCCAGCGTGTCAGGCCATTGCGAGATAGCTGATCGTGTGACGCCAAGCGCCCGCGATAACGCTACAGCCGTCCCAAATATGTTTATGGCGTCTGCTTTGTTCATTGGATGTATGTTTATCATGCTTAACACTATAACGCAAGCACGCTACACGCGCAATAGGTTAGTCTGCTTAACCATGAATTCCCTGGCTGAACGCTTGCGTTGGGCGTTAAATTACAGCGGCAAAAAAAAGATCGACATTGCCAAGGCCTGTTCAATAACTAGGTCGGCTGTGTCGTTCTGGTTTAGTGGTGAAACCCAGTCTCTGGAGGCATCCAACCTGACGACAACCGCGAAACTGTTAGGTGTGGTGCCGCATTGGTTGGCTACTGGCGAAGGACCAAGAACCTTACAGCTCGAAGCCCACGCCCGCGCCAGGTCAAGCGCGACTGCCGATATAGCCAACACAACACCAGCCGTCATCACTGGCCAGCGCGTGCCGGTGTTGTCGTCCGTGCAGGCTGGAAAATGGCGCGAGATCGTCGACGTCTATGCCATGGGCGGCGCGGACAGTTACCTTATGGCGTGCGAACCTGTAGGAAAGCACGGCTTCGCCCTAACGGTTGAGGGTGATTCCATGACGCCGGATTTCCAGCCGGGCGATACGATTTTCATCAACCCGGAACTTCAACCCAACCCAGGCGACTTCGTTGTCGCCCGTAACCACAAAGCCGAGGCCACCTTCAAACGCTACCGGCCACGCGGCTTGAACGCGGCGGGCATCGAATATTTCGAGCTGGTGCCGCTCAACGAAAACCATCCGACGCTGCGCTCGGACCTCACGGCCATCGAGATCATCGGCGTGGTGGTCGAGCATCGGCGCAGTCTGCGTAGGGCCTGAGCGGTCCGGTGCGGGCCTGATCAGGCGGCTTGTTCAAATCTCAGCGAGGCCGCTTCAACCTCCTCCTTGGTAGCCAGCTTGCGCAACTTGTTGGCCGACCAGTACACCATGCCGCTATTCCCGTGACCTATCACCGGCGCGGTTCTATCTAGCGGGGGAGCGCGATGATTTTCAGCGACGACCAGGGAAAACAATTCACCGCCAAACAAGCCTGTTGGACACTCAGGAGGGCAGCCACGGTCTTTATCGCGCTGGTTTGGCGTGCTATCGCTGTGGAAAAACAACAGCCATACCGGTAGTTTGGTTTGCTTGGCGACCTTTAAATAGTCCCCGTAATGCCGAAGATCAATACCCGTTGTCCACTGTTCGGTTTTGTAATGCCATGTGAACACGCTTTTATGTTTTGACTCGATCCACTGGATGCCGTTTTGCGTGAACGCCAGCAGGTCCGGAGCAACCAAGCCTTCATCGGCCGTGAACAGTTGCGGCCCCTTGCCGGATGACTTCTCGATCTCATAGGCGGGCATCACCGCCGCGCCGCGCGCCATGAGCCAGCGCGATATCAATCCTTCCGTAATGCGGCCGACTTCTAACTTATGCTGAAAACTCATGACCGCACCTCCACCACAAAACCGATTGAGCGGAAACGGTCAAAAAAACCGTTAACATCACTGCCAAAGTAGAAAAATGCCTGACCCTGGGTAGGGGCGGCTTTCTTGCCTTCTTGGTTGACGAAGCCAATCCGGCCACGGGTAAAGCAAATCGCTTGACAAGTCGACGCTAGGCGGTGAAACCATCCGGTATCTGTATAGTTATGGGTTAGCGCAATAGCGGCTTGCACGCGGCCAGACTCCCATTCCTGTGCGAGCTTTTCGGAGAATTGCGCAATAGCCGGTTGTGAATATGGCGGATTCAGCCATATTCGCCCCGACCATTCTTTGGTCAGGCCAGTATCGTCAATTGTATAAATCCGTGCTGCACCGACCGTCTTGTTGGCTACTGGAGAGGATGCCGGGTCAAGGTCAATATCTCCCAACACGGAGCGTGCGGCATCCAAGTACTCGACCGGTGTGTACCACTCATTCTCACCAGTGCCTTGGGCGCGGTGATTGTGGGCAATGAACGTCGCTTCCTTGGGGTTCTCGGCAGCGTAACGCTGCGTTTCCAAATCGGCTGAAGTCAACTGTGCGGCGGTGCTGATGGCGATCTCGCCCTTGTCCATCGCCTCGATCAGTTCCGGCGCTCCTTGGGTGACTACGGTTTTGGCTTGGCGATAGGTTTCCGGGTTGCCGAACCCGGCTTGCTTGGCAGCGACCTCATAAGATCGTTGCCCAGATAATTGACCAAAATTTTGGTCAATTTCCTCTGCTTTCAATTCTTCCAGAGCCGCCATATCGTCCGGGTGATTGGGTAGCCATTCGGTTTCGGGTGGCCGTTCGCATTCGTGACAGTTCCAACATTCGTCGCGGGATACCGGCCACACGTGATCGCAGACCTTGCACACCCAGCACGGGCCAACATCCGTGGCGTGTAGGTCCATGGCTGTTTGCATGGTTTCAGCTTTCGGCCTGCCGCGCCGTTCGCCTAACGTCTGCTTGATGGCCTCTTCCATGGCCAGCCCAATGGCCACACGTTCCGATGGCGTGAAATCTTTCCTAATCTCGTTCTCGGCATGTTCCGCCAGCAGCAGCGACGGGACATGAACAATCCTGGCGGGGATCGTCTCGCGGCCCAATAGTTCGAAGGCCCGCAGCCGCCGTTCCCCGAATATCAGTCGGTAATTGGCATCCAGTCCGATCGGCTGGAGTAGCCCAAGACTGTCAATGCTCGCCGCCAGCGCGCCTAAGTCACCCAGGTCTTTTCGGTGGCGGTCGCCCGTCTTGATGAGATTCAGTCGTACATCCAAAAGCGTCATGCGGGTTCTCTCTTCATCGCCAAAATTAGCGCGAGAAGATAGTTTAGCATGCTTGACATCCAAAACAAATATGTTTAGCATGATAACCAACCCGCCACCCCGGCGGGAACCACTGGAGAGCCACCATGAAGACGACACTAGCCATTGCAGCCATTTTTTTCAGTCAGGCGCTCGCCGCCGCGCCGGTTGGCGTAGGCGCGCCAGGAGGTTCCAGCAACGCCGGAACTGGAGGTACGGTAATTCCCACTCCCGTCGGCATTCCCGGCGGCTCACCTAACGCCGGTACTGGTGGCACGATCAAGCCAACTCCCGTAGGAGTCCCTGGCGGTTCAAGCAATGCCGGAACCGGTGGCAACACGTCACCACGACCCATAGGCGCCAGCAGCTTTCTTCCGCTCGACCCCATCCTGTTTCCTGGTGGG